AGATTCTGTTCTTCTGGCTTCCCGCCGATTTTGAAAATACCAATAGCAAACCAATTCCCATCCCTTGGTCCTATGTTGGCGAAACCTTTTACCTGTGATATCCCCCACACCTACCTTTATGGCATTATATTCCTTGTGGTAGATAATATATAGGATACTGGGGGACATAGGCATATTATAGATTATAACCGCTATTGCTCGTTTAGAGCATAGGAAGGTTTGTTATTCTATTTTCCGCCGAACTTTAACCCGTGATACAATTATAAACAATGAAAGATCTAAGACTTATAGACTCAGTTTCAATATGCACATATCCAAGATCTGGAAGCGTATATTTAAGTAATCTAATAGTAGCAAAAACTGGATATCAATTTCCTAAATATCATTATATTAAAGAAGGTACAATGATAGTTGTAGTCAGAAATCCTTTAGACTCAATAATATCCGAAGCAACAAAACTTTCGCATTATGATTTATTCTATACCATTGATGAATTAATGGAAAAATATGTTATTTTTTATTCAGAGTTAATAAAAAATCATGCAATAATATTTCAATATGAGGATTTGTTACGAAATCCAGAAGGCATTATCAAAACATTAATTAAAGAATTAAATATAACTGAAATAAACGAAACCCCATTTGAAGAAGTTGGAGATAATGTTAGTGAAAAACATATAGCAACTAGTACTAAGTCACCACACTATGATATTATTAAAGAAAAAGTCAAAGAATACGACTTTGCAGAATTAAATAAATTATATGAACAAGCAAAAAATAAAGCATTAAAAGTTTAAAGGAAGTGTATAATATAAAAATGGGCTATAAGATAAATGGAAAAGACGTAGGACATGACCCAGACTCTTTCGATAGATCTGATTCCTATAAACAATATTTTGATAGAGTAGGCAATAATAAAGACAATATTATAATCATCAATAATTTTTTAGATGATCAAACTTGTGATCAACTAATAAATTATACAAAAATGTTTAATGGAGAGAAAGTACCTTGTCAATGGGATGAAAATGGACAAGAGTGTAATTGGTTTCGTATATTTAGCAATACCCCCATGCAAAAATTTTTATCGCTTTTTGATAAAGTTGGTGCGTTAATAGAAAATTCTTTTTCTGTAAAAATAGCACCAAGACCAAATCAACCAATCTGTGTAGTGAAATGGGATGTAGGAACAAGTTTGGGAATTCATGTAGATGATATCGGTAATCCAAATGCAAGTCCTTTAGCCAGCATTATATATTTAAATGACGATTATGAGGGTGGAGAACTATATTTTCTAGATCATGATTTATCAATAAAACCCAAAAAAGGTGATTTGATTTATTTTCCAGGAACATATAACTTTGCTCACGAAGTTAAGGCTGTATTGTCTGGAACAAGATATACAGTACCTTTGTGGTACGATATAGTATAAAATATGAATAGTGATTTTCCTATCATAAAGGATTGGGCAATAGTAACAGTTCCTCGTGTAGGAAGTCATTATCTACAAGAAAGAATATTTGTACATACTGGACATATAGTACTTAAGTATCATGAACCTAAACCTCAGACTTGGGGTTATGCAATTGAAGGTCTTTTAAATAACAATGCCCGTTTTTGGAGCGGATTAGAAATAGATCAACTAAAAATGATAACCATAGCCAGAGACCCGAAGGATTTACTAACTTCAGATATCGTTATGTCGATAAAACAAAAACATAGAAATTTTGAAGATATATCTTTAATAAAAGTAGAAAATATAAAAAATAAAGCCGAAGAATATTGCAATCACTATATTAAACTTCTAGATCAAAGCAGAATTATAATAGATTATGATCAACTTATATCTTTGCCGTTTGAGGTAACTTGTTACATAGCACATAATTTAGGTATTAAAATATTAAGTGATGAGTATAAAACTAATCTAAAAGATTATGCAAACGGATATGTAGTAAGTAGTAAAAATACACCTGAATATGATATTATTAAAGAGATTATAAAAGAGATAGATTTATCTGATTTTTATAAAATCTATAACAAAATGTTATTAAAAAGCATTATTTTATAGAATTATCCATATAAAAGTATTATATAATGGGTTTGTCATGTTATCCCGTGAGTCCAAGATAGATTCTATTGTTGATATTATTCATGATCAACTTAAAGGAAAGCACAAAGATAGGTTGGCTAAAGAATTGGCAGAAGAAATATTAGATGCCATAGAAGATGAAAGTCCCACTTGGTATGAACATGGATAAAGAACAAATAAAATATCTTTGCTATAGTTGCGGTGTTATATTTATGATAGACATTGATGTAAAGGACAAATGGGAACATTGTCCAACATGCTATAATAAATAAATGGAACCAACAAAATGCTATTACTGTGATGAGCAAGCAAAATATACTCAGCCAGGTAAAACCACAGGCAAGATTATTGATGTCTGTGAAAAGCATTTTACATTCAAGCATTGGGGATAGGAGATAATATGAATACGGAAGAATGGTCAAGAGAGACTAAGCAGAAGATTATTATATCTGCTATGGTTATTCTGGCAGCATTAGTATTCTTTGCCCTTATCTAATGAAACAGTCTAACGACAATAAGTCAGAAACTCAGCGTAAGAGGGCTGAGAAAAACAAGAATCGTATATCTGACAAACCACATCTATCTAAGCATGAAAGATGGGAATTGAGAGAAAGATTACGAATAATATCTGAAAGCCTATCAAAATTTTAAAATGGCTGTAAAATGTGCGATTGTGCATTTACATCAAATATTTGTTAAATCAGAGATTATTGAGGTTGATGGCATAACTCATATTAGATATTCTTGTTCAAGATGTGGGTGGGAAAGGCAACAGGCAGCATAGATAATATTTAACCATATTGACCGTAGGGGTCATTTAGAGGTTATTTATTTCTATTTTCCGCCGAACTTTAAGACAATTAGTAGTGTATAATTAAAAGATGGATAGGGGCTATATTGTCAGAAGAACATACTAAAAAAAGAAAGTTATTGGATGGCTCTGAAGTAAACGATTACGATCATCCCATTGATTTAATTTTGCATACCAAGGCTCCAGGAAAATGGAAAGTAATTGATATGGAGACAGGTCAGGAATATATAGGGTCTGAAATAACACACCCAACTTTTGGTGAGATTTTACGCACCAAAGTAAATAATGGTAAAATAGGATCTTGGCATAAGACGAAAAGGAAAGATGGATCTAATGTTGAATAAACCAATAACATTCCACTGGATGTGGAGAAGACACTGGCAGATAAGTGATAGTATTGAGAATCTAGATCTTGATGGAATTCTCCGTATGGCACAAGAGTTGGATGGTGCAAATGTTAAATCTGTTTTGCTTCCGTATGGTCCAGGAGGCATAGACTTTTCCTTAGTTATAAAAGATGCATTAGAAAAAACAAATCAGTTAATTATGACAATTGCTTTACCTGCATATGGGGTAAGCCCAGATTATGCTGCTAAGATTTTAGAAACATTGAATCGTTTTGCTCCTGGACGAATTGGAGTAAATCTTGTCGCTGGAAGATGGGGTGACGAAGGTAATGGCCCTAGCGAAAAACTAGTCATAGATCATTACATGCATGATCCATCACTCATTGATACTCTTGAAAAAAGAGTAGCAATATCAGAAGTTTGGATGGATAAAGTTATGGCGTTAATGAAAAATCATAAACATAAAACTCATATGGCCGTAGTTGGTTCTTCAGATACAACAATTAGAATAGCAAATAAGCATTGCGAATATATATATATAGACGACAATCTTTTACGTAGACCTGAGCAGTATGCAAAAATAACTTATCCAAAACCAATTCTTATTGTAGATCCATTAATAATTGAAAAACCAGAAGACGTTAACAATGTTGTTTATGATGATAATGCACCACCAAGAAAACAATTTCATCATATTGTGGGTACACATAATGAAGTTGTTGCTGCAATTAAAAATATTGCAGAAAAATTTGACATCTATGATTTTATGATACATACAGATCAAAAAGACATTAGTAAGTTGTTAAAATTAGTAAAGGAGTTTGACAAAATGCCATCTGATAATAAGGGTGAAATGGAACATTTTGATATATCAAATGATGATAGAAGGCCTGAAGGGTCAACGCTTCATCACGAGGTATTTGAAAGAATTGGAATTAAGGAAAATAATTTAAAGGTTTTCAGTAATTTTATATCTCCAGAAGAATGCAGGGCTATTATACAAAGTATTAAAGATGTAAATCCATCATCAGAAAAGCCAGTGCAATTTAGCCCAGATGGGGATCCTCTAACCTTTAGAAAAGATTGGGATATTAATCCATATATTGATAAATATAAAAATATTGTTAATGGTGTTATAGAAGCAGAATATCCTATTAGGGTATTAGTGAGAAGTGCAAAAATTGCAGAGTGGACAAAAAACGATGTATATGATTTGCATATTAATGATTTAGGTATAAATGATTTTAATAATATGTCTGCAACTATATATCTTAATGATGATTTTGAAGGGGGAGAATATCACTTCCCTGCTCAAAATAAAACCTTCAGGCCAAAGGTCGGAGATTTAATTATTTTCCCAGGTAACATGTATTATAATCATATAATTAGTAGAATAACTTCAGGATCAAGATATACTATTCCTTTGTGGTATACATTTATTTAAAAGTAAGATGACAATAAAAGATAGAATAGATAATATATTGTTCAAAATTGGACAAGAAATAAAGATACACAAAATCAATTCTGATAATACTATTATTGAAATAGACTATGATAAATATTCTGATGAAATTTTAAAACTTTTTGAAGAATATAAGGGCGTCTAACTTTACAATTTTGTCAGTTTAGTGTATACTAAAAGTATGAATGGAAAAGTTGTTATTTGTCCTGTGTGCAAAAAAGAAACTGAAGTACGTTGGGGTATATTTGCACATGATACATTGAATAGGCACATGAAGGAACATAAATGAAAGAATATAAATTTGATGATTTGGACAATGATGGTTATGAAATTGTCATTCCTAAAGAGGTAGTCAAGAACATACTTATACATCATTATGCTAAAACATTTTACTGGACAGTTGGATTGTTTTCATTTATCGTTGGATTTTTGACAGGAGTAATTGTATGAGCAGACAACCAGTAGAATTTTTAGAACTAGAAGAGTCAGTTGTTGTTACTCTTAAAACTAAATGTCCAGAAAAATATTTATTGGTAGATAGACAAACTGGAGATGTATTTGTTGCTAAAGAAACTGGAGAATGGGAGTTAGTTCGTGGGGGGCCACACAGACATGTATGATGATGATGCTTTTGAATGGGAAACAGTTAGAATAGATCAATCTCGTCCGCCACTGAGATGGATTGCAAATTTTTTAGGTAATCTTGCATCATCTGCTATTCTTCGTATATCTTATGCTGAAGAAGAAGGTAAAGAAAATTTTGCATATAAAAGAGATCTATTTATTTGGGATAAATGTTGGCCTATTTATGATAAATATGGAACTATATATAAAA